CTGTTTATATTGCCCTGTTCGACATATATTTCACTCAACCTCAAAGCACTCTTTAAGTCACTGACATCATTACAAATTTTAACCTCAACAGCATCAGTTCCAGTCCAAGCACCGGCTGCGTGATCGGCTGTAAACCGGAAAAGTTTGTTTACACTAGACCCACCACTGGTGATCGTCTGAATAACATACTGTCCTGCAGTATAAGCAGTAGAAGAATTAAACGTTCCAGCAAACATGTTTTCTACTTCAGCAGCATTAGCCAACTGAGCAGTTACTTCGTCTGCTTTAGACTGGATACGAGTACACTGTTCTTCTGTAGTTTGATCTGAAATAACATTAGCAGTCAGGTAATCCGTACCTGCTTGATTCTTCGTATAGAATTTATTTGGTGAAAGTACAACAGGCATTGGCCTTACCTCCTTAATTGAATAAAAAAGAGGAGGACCTTGTATAAGATCCTCCCTCTCTATAATAGGCCTTGCTTATTCTGGGGACACTGTCTCAGAATTTTCTGGTTTTAAATCGAGCCTAATTTCTGGAATTTCTCCACCATTTTGAATGTCTTTAACCTGCTCCTCAAGAATGAGCACATGTTGTTTAATATCGTTGAGCCACTCACTGATAATGTAGATGTATCCACATTTAGCGCGACCCTGAGCATCTACAAGCTTATCAAGAAGATTTTCGCACAGATCGAGTTTTTCTAGTGGTGTTGGATTTTGCTGTTGATTCTCCATCGTTACTCTCCTCCGTTTCGGTGGTCTTCTTCACTTCTTCTGCTTCAGGTGCTGTTTCCATAGGTACATACTCACCAGGAACAATAATCTCCTGTTTCATAGAAGTCTTAGCACCTTCAGCAGGATTAATCCACAGTTCAACATAATCGCCATCAGCAAAATACTGAACCGAATATATTACTGTATAACCAATATATGTTGTTTTGTAGATGCTATAGTAACAGACAATTGTTTCAGTCTTCTCAGGATTGCTGAAATCCGTAGCAGCCTTAACAATGTCGTTTCCAGGAACCCTAACCATCAGACGATCCGCACTGGATCTTGATGCAAAACCATTCTTGATTTCAGTTCCGTCTTTCAATACGAGTCTATTTTCCATTTATAATTTCATCCTTTCTGTTATTAAGATCCATATCCATTAACAAACAATTTTTTCATTTTGAAACCCGGTCCTTTCAAAATATATTTATGTCGATTACCTGAACCTGCTTAGATCGATGCAATAGTATCGTTTATCTGCGTTTCCACAAGTCACAACAAAGGTGACATATTTTGCAGTTTTTGGATTAGGCGTTGTAGAACTGTTGACCCACGTATATAATTCATGATATGTGTACGCTACAGGTAACGTAGTGCTGTAAAGTCCGCATCCTCCCTGATTACGAGTTTGTATATCAATTGTTCCGGAACCACCGCTGGAAGGCGCGGTATATGTCCGTTCAAGTCTTGTTGCAACGGTACCGTCTGCTCGTTTTTGCGTGACGTTAACGACGGCCGACTCACCATAATCTAATGTTTTTGAAGCAGTTGTACCTGTAGCACTAAACGACGTATAACAATCTGACCATCCGGACGAATAGCGATCACTAGGTGCCGTATATGTCCGTTCAAGTCTTGTCGCAACGGTACCGTCTGCTCGTTTTTGCGTGACGTTAACGACAGCAGACTCGCCATAACTTAACGTTTTCGAAGCGGTTGTGCCAAGAGCACTAAATGACGTAAAGCATTCGCCCCAGCCTGATAATTTTGCGGCCGACACAGCGTCTTTATAGAACTGCGTGTCGGCAATATTAAAATTTACAGTTTGGCCAATACCGCCGCCAATTTTATAAAAATCAAAAAAGATTTTACCAGAATCATCTCCAGTTCCAGAATATACAAGACAATTACTGAAACAATTATTTAAATATCCTGTATCATATCCTGATCCACCTTCAGAAGGAACATTAATGGCATAGGTTGTCGCTGAAACCCTATTAGCCCACAATTTATCTGTTCTTATACCAGTATCAGCAGAGATAGTACTACCTAGCCATTTTCTAACTTCAGCAAGATCCGCAGAAATTGTATTAGCCTCCACTTTACCGGCGATAACAATATCAAAAATACCAATCTTGGTTTTAAAGCTTGGAATTTCCGAAACACGAAAATCACTAGCACTTACGAATCCATCAGCTATTCTTGTTACTCCATCTGCATCTTTGTACTGGAAAGGAGTATTCAATTGAATACGCCATTGATCGCCTTGGGCAGTTGTATCAATACCAACCAACACTTCGCCAGCGGATCCGTAGCCGGTTAACTCTCGAGTCTTTAGCCAAACAGATTTTTTTTCATCAACGTCACCCGTAGTTGTAGCATAAACATTTCCGGTTTCAGCCTCAGCAATAAATCCAGAAACATTATCATAAGTCAACCCTTTAGCCCTGCTGTACCAATGCGTCGCAGGAATATAACCACGATCACCCGAAGTATAACCAAATATACCGAATTCTTTAGATATCGCTACGTATTTAGTAGATGCACCACTAATAGTAATTTTACCAACGATTTCGGCAGAAAATACGAGTTTCGAATCTGCTTGAGCTTCTTCCTTAGTGCACTTATCAGGATCATATACTTTATTGATAGATCCTGATATTTTTCCATTGGATTTAAAAGAATTAGCAGCAGCATCTCCACCCCATCCTACAGTGGTGTCCTTCTTGATTAAGTCTACTATTGTGTCGAATGACGAAATACCAGAATCTCCTTGCTCGTAAGTATATCCTTTTTCTTTGAGATACCAGTGTGTAACAGGAGAAGCTCCGCCATTCAAAACACTACCATTCGAGAATTCAAATGCAAAGACACCACGATCAGCAGAAGTACCAACCCATTTAACTGTTTTCCCAGGAAGCGTAATTTTGCCAACGATAGACGCTTTAAACCATAAATCCTTATGATTTATTGGGCGTATCGGTGGCTCCCCAGTTACAGGGGTCGCTTCCGCCATTTCAGTAGGATCAAAACAAGCAGCGGTTCCTTTTAGCTCACCATTTCCATAGAAAGACAATGCCGCATTTGTTCCACCATAATCAGATGCTGGCCTTTCGGAACCAATAATCTGCCATATTTTATGCCATGTAAGTTCTTTATCTTCATTGCCTTTAGGAATCGTCTTTTTACTCCCATTAGCACTGGCTGTTTGGTTTCTAGATGATTTTTTACTTGTCTTGCTATGCTCAAGTAAATCACTTGGAATGCTGAACGTGTAACTGTTATTTTCGGGATTAAACAGATCATAGGAAATGTTCCTACATACGAGCTTCTTAGTTTCCCATGTTGGGGTTCCATTTCTAACAATAAGATACGTTACATCTACGCATTCACCAATGAGGATCTTTGGATAATTATTATCGGTGATATGCAGATCTATTGCTTTAACAGTAAATGACGTTGCAATTCCAAAATAACTATCTTTAATCCACTTCTTAACATAATTCCATAATTTTTCCTGAGTGTCTGCATCGGAGAACGTCACTGTCTTATAAATAACGCCAAAGTTTGTCTCCGCGTCACGATAATCCGTATAACTATGAAATTCGTCAGTCAATTCCTGATCAGTATAAAGATTTCGAATATACGGCACAGACATGGATTTACCAGAATAATTATTATATCCATCAATATAAATCGTTTTTCCGTTATTATCAGTCGAACCTATCGGAATTACTCTTGTAAAAACATTGTCCCCTGTATAATCCGCAGAAATATCCAGAATATTTTTCCCTACTGTTACTTTAGGTCTTAGTCCATCGCCAAGATCTCTGGCATAATACTTATACCAATTAAGTGTGCGAGTGTTTCCAGAAGACTGAACAATCATATGACCGCCATAATTGCTTGTAAGATTACTAAGCAAACCAGATGTTTGAGTCCAGGAAGTTGGTTCGTATCTATCCAATTCTGAAGGAAGCTCAACACCAACGGATCCTTTAGTAACGGCTTTCTCCGGAACCATTGCATTATGATTATTAACGATAGCGGTATAGTAGTCGCTTACGGATATTTTATTACGGAATTTTTCTTGTTTGCCCTCATAATAGCTATCATTAAAAAATACATAATATCCTGCACAAGTGACATTCTTTGTGTGGTAGACAGTGGACGAACTGATATTTAAAACTTTTCCGTCAAAAATAACGTCTGTGTCAGTTCCATTAGGTCCATCATAAACAACACGAATAAGAGTCTTATGCTGAAGAAGAGCGTCATAATATGGAGAGTTAGATTCCATTGAGAATGTAAAATTCTCAGCAGCATCTTCGCTTGCTTTGACAATGGGCTTCTGAACAGGAAATCCGCTAACACTGGGAACAGCAAACATCTGCTCTTCAGTTGTAATCAGACTTCCATTACGCATAAAATTTTTAATATAAATTTTATACACTTACAGCGATCCCCCTCTCCATGTAATAGTCACTTTACCATTACCGCTAATTGTTAATGTGTTTCTACCAATCGCAGCCCTTCCAAGAGTTTTAGAACCTGTTGAACTAAGCGTTTGAGTAACGCCTCCAAAAGTGACAGTAGCACTTCCAGAAACCCATGTAACAACCGGCTGGAATGCGTAATCTCCAGCATAAATGTAATAGGTTCCTGCACCAATATTATTAGTAACAATGTTAGAACCACCCGGCCAAGCTGTATAATAATCATAATCAGTTTCAAAATTAAACGGATCCCACAGAGCCGGAGTAGTTCCTTCGGTGTTAATCCTTAACTTATATGGATCAAGTTGATAACTGATTGAAATAGCAGAGTTTGATGCTCCGGATTCCCAGTTACCAACTGTAAATCTTCCTTCGTAATAATATCCAGGGTCATCTTCAAGCTTCATCTTAATTCGTTTTCCGTGAAGAACCCGGACCATCTTTTCTCGAATTGTTTCCCAGTTTTCGATGCTGTTTGCAACCAGAAAATTAATAGACCCCTGACGCTGACCGTAATTAGGTCTGCCAGTAAGATATGTTGTCAAATCCAACATACCATCAGCACCTGGAATCTCAATAAATTTCGTTACAATGGTTGGATGTGCAATAGCAGGTCTGGAGGAAGGAATTAAATGCCAATCCGTCCACGTATTCGCCGCTACATTAAATGCTGTATAAGACTGTCCAGAAGGGATATACAGATCCCCGAAGGATACCGAATGTTCTTCTGTGTAATACGTTCCGTTAGCACTGTACATGTATTCCTTCCTCCTTTTCCTACTATTTTGATTGATTTAGGGCGTCGTTACACCCAGATTAAGTAATGCGATGTACTCACCGATCTTAGCGTCAATATCAGGCGCAATCTCACCGACAAGCACGTTCTTATTAATATACATGTTAAGTTTTGCAAATGCAGAAGTAATCTGATCAACTGTAGCTTGAGATTCTTTAAGTGTGTCAACTGCTGATTTAACGTCGTCAATATGCTGATATAAATCAGCAGACTTAATACGTTCTTCATCTGTTTGAGCATTAGCATTCTGAGCATTTTGAGCAAGCGGAGCAGTGTCTAAAGTAAGACCAGCGTCAGCCATTTGGTGCCTAAGCTGCTCTTTAATTGTATCGTCCAGTTTAAGAACGGGCGTAATCTGAATTCTAAGATTCGGATCCTCGTCAAATGCTGCCTGGATGCCTTCAAACAACTTAGAAGCGACATTCTCACCAATCGTCTTATAGGATTCTGAAAAGTCTTCAGTTTCCATAACTTTTATAATTGCCTGATCAAACGCAAGAATCAAAGAAGAAATTTTATTTATGTTTCTAAGCCCTTCTCTACTTTCTAATCCACCAAAAATTTTATTAAGAACTTTTGATAAATCTTCTTCTGAATTAGATCTCAACATACTTGTTAATTCATTAATAGAATGCAACATATTTGCCATGCCTTCTGTAGCACTAACAAGCATATTCATTCTTTCTGGAGTTATATTATTTTCAGTTTCAAAACCGCTATTTAATCTTGTAAAAAATGAAACAACAGCATCGGCAAATCCAGGAAGTTTTTCTGTGACAGTATCAATTAATGACGCAGTACTACCATATCCGGAAAGTGTTTCATCCATAGAATCGCCAAGGCCTTTTGTGAACCGTAATAACGCAGATATTCGTCCCTCAGTTAATGATATTTCATCACTATTATCAAGACCTTTAACTTTAGAAATTGAATCATAAAACGACTTCATTGCAGAACCAAACAATTTAATTTCAGTTCCGATGGCCGATAATGACGAATCTCCCGTAAGGTACTTTGCAACCCAGCCTGTTGTTCCTTCCGTTTTTTCAAAAGCATCTGCTAATTTTTGAAAAACATCTAATGTTTTATCAAAAGCATTAACGGTACTTTCATCAAAGCCGGATATCCCATTACTAAATACAGATAATGCATCTGATAATATTTCCAAACCAACAGCAACTCCAGATGTATACTGAGGAACAAGATAATCTGCAACACCTAATTCTTTAGCGCTTATATCTGATGCATCAAAACTCTTTTTTAACAAGTTCAACATGTTTTTAAGAAAATCGCCAAATTTACTAGTTGTTAATACTCCAATCATCCTGTCCATTTCGGATTCAACATTTTCAATATTGCTAAATTTACTTAATGAATCAGCCAACATACTAATAAATGCTGACATCCTATTAAATAATTCAACGCGATTAAACAGATTATCAAAGAATTCATCAATTGATAACTCTTTTAGATCTGTACTATTTCTACGTTCTTCATAATGAGCCTGAGCTTCACCAAACAAAGCATCAAATGCCTTGTAGAACGTATCAAACAAAGTCTTTAACTTTTCAGCAGCCTGAATAGCCGTTACAAGATCATTATCCATCGACGCGAGATTTTGGACAAATGGTTTTATCTGTTCCAAAGTTTCATCCACTTGTGCGCCAAGAATTTCAAATGCGCTTCCCAGCGTTTCCATTGATTGAGCAATCGTTGTAGTTGTCATTCCAGCAACAATATTACCGGCTGTTCCGATTCCCAACGTTGTTAAGAATCCGCCAAATGCATCTGAAATTTTACCTAACAAACTATCTTTTAAATTAAACTTACTTGCTTCGCCATTTTCCCATTTTTCTCCGAGAGCATCGAACAGTTTTCCGATGGCACTCATTCCAAGAATTGCTGCAATGGCAGTCATAAGATCTTTAATTTTATCAATAATTTCTTCGAATTTATCAATCTTTTCAGTGTCTCCAGAACTTACAAGAGTTGTTATATAAGACATTATTCCAGCAATTGCGGCTATGGCTATGGTAATTGCCGTCCACTTGATTGCTCTAGCGCCTTCTTCAAATTCATCAGCCATTCCAAACAAATCGCTTAACTTACTGAATAGTAATGTCAAAGCAACAATCACACCAATAATTTCAATAATATCTTTATTTTCTCCAACAAATGTAGTTAATTCATTGAATATCCGTTTGACAATATCCAAAACGCCTGTCGCACTTTCAATCGAATCGCCAAACGATTTCGCAGCTCCTCCGCCTTCAGTAGCTTCTTTTGATTCTTCTTCAGCAGCAGCATTCATAGCACCAAACAGCTTTTCAAACCATTTAGGTGCCTCTTTTGCTAATGTACCGATAGCAGAACCAATAAATTTTGGAATTGTATCAAGGAAGAAATTCTTAATACTTTCACCAATATTTTTTAAAGCTTCCCTCAACTCTGGTTTCTGCTCTCCATAAACTTCATCAACCTGATCGGAAATGGATTTTTTACCAGTTAGAGCATCAACAATTATTGTGGCGATATCTCCAATCCAGTTAAGAGCTGTAGCGATGCCATTAAGAATTGCGGGACCAATAGACTGGAATGCTTTTAAAAAACTTTCCTTTAAACTATCGACAAAAGACCAGAATCCGGACTTCTCTGTATCTTTTTCAATTTTCTTATTAGCTGCTTTTGCACGCTTCTTAATATTATTTGCCATCGGATCAAATACATCAAAATCTCCTCCGATTTTTCCAATATTATTAGAAGCCCCACCAAATAATTGCTCAATAAACTGAAATGCCTTTTTAAGAAAATTAGGTATATCGGTTGTAATAAAATCATAAATCGTCTGACCAAATTCTCCAACTGCTTTTCCGACTTCACTTTTTGGTATTTCTCCGGTAAATATTGAACTAAGCCCTTCAAACACTTCAGAACCAAGTTTAGATATAGCTATCCAAGCATCCTGAATAAACTTCGGAATAGTTTCAACAAATAGAGTCTTAATTCGTTCACCAATATTCTTAATTGCAGTAACAAGTTTAGGCTCTTCTTTATCTTCTCCATCTTCTGCAGATTTGGCCATGCCTTCTGTTGCTTCGGAAGTAACAGTTTCGGCAGTTTTTTCAACTTCTTTCTGAACGCCGATACCTTTAAGCCAGTCTCCAACATTTGAAACAATTTCATTAATTGCTGCAACAGCCAATTCAATACCGTTTGCAATCCATACCGGAAGTTCTTCCCAAATATGCGAAATTGTTTCGCCTAATTTACTGACAAATTTTTGCCATGCATTAACTTTGGGTTGAGCTCCAGAAATTGCATCAATTTCAGCTGCTTTTTGCGCATCTTCAGCCGCCTCTTTAGAACTCTCATCAGCTTCTCCAACAATTGCGTTGTATAATTTATCCCATACAGTACCGAACAAATCAACGGCGCCATCAATAAATTCAAGAACTTTTGTTGGTAAATCTTCAACAATGAATTTGCCTATTGTCTGACCAAAATTAAGAATTGCCTGGCCAATAGGACCTTTATTAGCATTGGTTTCATCTTCACCTTTAAAGAAATTAGCAATCTTGTAGGAATATCCTTCAGGAAATCAATGACCCAATTCAATGCTAATTCGGCTTTTGAACGAATCCATTCAATTCCTTGGGCAACCACATTCGAGAACCATTCAGCATTAGCATCAACGTCATCGGTTCCGGTAAAAATCCTGGCAATCTGATTCAGAAGTGTCGTGCCAATATCTTTAATAACGTTAAGAATGCTCGTTAAATCGATCCCAAGGAACGGCTTCTTAATACGATCCTCGACATCCTTATTAGTGACATCTTTATCATCAGGTCGTCCAAACAAAGCACCAATAACCGTTGTAATAATATCTCCGGCGCCTTTAATACCCGCTTTGATGTATTCTGGAATCTCCTGAATAAACTTCTTGATATCCTTAATCGCTCCATCAAGCCACTTACTGAAACCTTTCTTATATGTAACGGTGATCTTCCTGATTGAAGTTTTCCCCGTCAAAGGATCGACTCTTTTAATCAGTTTAGTTACTTTCTTCCCAAACAAAAATTCATTCAAAGCTTTAAACAAATTCGTGGCAAAATCACCAATCGTTTGAAAAGCATTCTGAATCTTATTCGGAAGATCTTCAAACCATGCAGCAACGGCCTTCTTAGTTTCTTCAATAAAGTTTTCAAAACGCTGCATAATCGCAGAATCTTTATTGACAACTTTATTCTTATCATCTGCAGAAGATTTTGCTCCAGTATTAGCTTTATTTCCGTTGAACCATGAATCAAATACCTCATCAATCCAACTACCGATCTTGCCAACTCCGTCAATAATCCTCTGAGGAAGACTCTTAAAGAATGCCTTAACATCTTCAATCGCTTTCGTTACCCATTCCCCAAGCGGAGTAAGAACTGTCTTTGTTTCAAGCTGACTGCCATTGTATCTTGTCTGTTCAGTGAAGAATAACCCACGAAGCGTATCATAAATATTCGCTCCAAACTGCATAACCCGTTCAGGAATGCTCTTTACAAAATTTCCAACATCAATAATGGCCTGGTCAACCCACTTCTTAGCATCCTGGACAAACTGATTGGTATTAAAGAAATTAATCAGACCAGAGAAAATCCCACCATTTTGATCATCCTGACCTTGGGTAGCTTCATCCTGTAATCCGAGCAATCTCCTGATATCACCGATCAGAGCGCCAAAGAATTCTTTAACAGCATTTAGACCAGTCTGACAAGCATTCTTAATACCTTCAAAGTCTTCTCTAATTCCGTCAAGAACTCCTTTGCCTTCTTTCATTTGAGCGGATTTAACCCCAAGCAATTCAAGCAAAAGACCAAGAGCATCAGAAAAGAACTCAATATTTGTAGTAACTGTATCAATTGCCATCTGAGCAAAGAACGCTGCAACTTCTCCAAGAAATCCAATAATTTCTCCAAGAACCTTTGCGATTGGATCAAGAATAGTAAGTATATTATCAATACTATGCTCAATATCTTTAAACACATCTGTATTATTCTTCAAATTAACTAGCGGTTCAGTTACCTTACTCAATAGGATAAGGAACCCATCAAAAATCGGAGAAAGCGTATAGAATGCTTTTGAAATGGCATTAAACGCGATGACGACGAGTTTCCCAACAATACTAAATACGGAAGCAAGATTAGAAAGAACCTGTCGAATTGCTTCAATTCTTGTTGGACCGTTCTCCATAATTGGTGAATTCATGAATTTATTAAAATTCTTGGCAGCTTCTTTTATTCGTTCAGATGCATCACGAATATGCATGGAAAGCACGAACATTTTGTCGCCAAGACTCTGAAGAATTGGCTGGGCTTCATCTTCTTCATTATTTAATTCATTAAATCCTGGGAGAATCTGCAAAAATGTTTTAAGAAGAGTACCAAGAGCATCAGTAATATTCAGAATTGTCTGACGAAAGACTGCTCCTCCACCAGTATCTCCAACACCATCATCCCAAAAACCAAGAATCGCGTTCCGATATTCACCAATCTTATAAACAACATCCGCTAGTTCACCTTCAGCAAGCTCTGTGAAAAAGTCTTTAGCTTGCTCAAGCTTACCGAACAAATATTCGAATGTTTGCCCCCAACCTGTAGAAACCACGTCTTTCAGTGTGTTAATAACATCTGTAAAACTTCTAGCTTCTCGAGCTGCGAGATAGGCGTCAACAGCAATTTCACCAAAGTCCTTCTTGGCTTCCGCAATTGCTTTTTCACGATCTACTTCGCCGTTTTCATTTGTCCACTTTTTCTTATATTTCTTAAATTCTTTTTCGTCGAAATAAAACTTCTTGCCAAACAATTTATTCATAGCTTCATTGTTAACGAAGTCGTATTTCAACATATCCTGAAGATTTTTAACAGTGACTTTCTTACCAGCTTTAACTTTTTTATCTGTTGTGCTAACGGTTTTATAAACACCATCACTAACCTTCTTAAGAGTACCTGCCTCAGCAGCAGCTTCAAGCAAGTCTTCCTTGAACTTTTCTGTTGTCATGTTCAACAATTCAAGGCTCTTATAGTCAGTATAATTTAGTGTTCCTTTACCATAAGCTTGGGCAAGATTATAAAAAGCTCTCTGAGCATCAGTAGCATTAATACCTGCGTTTGCACAAGCATTAGCAATACCTTCAACGCTTCTGGTTGCCGTATCAAGATCAACACCTGCAGAACGCATTTTACTTAAAGCGTCCGTCATTTGACTAAGAGAATATGAAGTTTGATCAGAATATTCGCGAAGCTGATCAATCGAACTATAAGCAGCGCTTTGGGATTCACCAGCACTCATCATAATACGAACAGAAGTTAACATCTGCTCATATTTGCTCATTCCCGCACTTACCTGATCAGAACTAATACTACGAATAAACCCGGTAACACTCTGCTCAAGTTTTAGAAAAACACCTGCTACTTCATCAGCAAGACCACTTAAGATCTTTTGCTTCACCATCCCGATGAAAGTAGTAAAACGTTCAGTAAGTTTATCAAGGGATTTACCCATTGATTCTGTAGAGGCTTCCGTCTTCTTAGCAAGCTCTTCAACATTCTTTCCTGTCTCTTTAAGATTCAGTTCTTTCTTTAACTCATCGAGCTTTTTAATTGTTTTGTCTACGCCTTTTTCAAAGTCCGATGCATCAAATTTTGCAGCTACAATCCGCTCATCAACATTAGTTGCCATGACGTTTTACCTCCTCCCATGCTTCATTGGCCATCCCCTGAAAAACTTTCTCAATGGCAGGGTTAATATAGTCGGTTCCTTTTACAAATCCGCCATTACGTGTAGCATGGCCATATTGCAAAAGAATCGCGACGTTTGCCCAGCCATCCACAACATTCGTGTTAGACCAGACAATTTCGTATTTGTTATCTTTGTCTTTAATAATTTCATATGTCCAGCTATCAGCAGTTTTACCTGTATCTTTAGGTGTGGCTTCTTTTAAAGCCTCAACTCCACGCTTTCCATATTTCTCCAGAATTGGCTTAACCAACGGACTCAAGTGAAGAGATTTTGTAAGGAACTTCTCCAGATTGTTGAAATTCCCAGAATGCTCAAAATTGATCTTCATCCAATCCCTCCATTATCCTTTTGATCCGCTGGCAGCCCTCCTGGAATTATTCAATGCCGCGTTCATCGCGTAGATTTCCTGTTTACTCATCTGCTGCGGATTACCTTTGGCATTGCAAATTTTGATGAGCGTAATAAGACGATTCAGTCTCCATTTCTCACACTCAAAAGGAATCCCGTTACTGATCATCCAATAATAAATCAGTTCGGAAGTAGGCGTTTCGCCTTTTCCACCCTTGCTCTTCCGTCTGTCTGTTACTGTTGTCGCAGTAGCGGGATCCATAATGTATTCTTCGATCTTCTTAACATTCTCATAACCCATCAACTCATAAGCCTCATCCGGAACATCCTGATTAATTGTCATACACCGGATATAATCCTTAAACTCGGCAGGAGTCTTAGGTTCAGGTGTTAAAAAAGGTTTCTTCCATTTTGATTCCCATTTGGAGATGGAGACAAGAGAATGCTCCAACTTCAATGTACAAGCTCTACAGAATACAAACTCCTGATGAACCTCATCGAAATACTCCTGTTCGGGAATTTTCAGAACCAGCATTCTCTCATCCTTCTCCTTTACCGATTACAGAAGATGCGCGTTTCCGTCATCTTCTGTTTCTACTTTCTCTTTGCCAATGGGCGTGAGCACCTTAGCATCAGCTTCAGTATCGCCACGCATATCTTCAGGCATCAGTGCATTAATAAACGCCGCAGCCTTATTCGCATCGGAAAGCAGTTCCATATACAGCTCGTTATAAGCCTCGGTCTGGGTGAATGCTGTAGAGAGTTCTTCACTCTTAAAGAACCGACGACCATCCGGAGATTTCTCACCGTAAGCCTTTAGAATAATGGTCTTGAAAGCCTTCATGATCTTCGGGATATCCTGCTTCTCCATCATATCTTCCAGGAGCTGCCGCATACCACCAGTCACTTCGGTTTCCATTTCCATCAGTTCAGTCTTATTCAGGTTGAAATAAAAGTTCTCCTGACGTTCAGTTCCGTTGTAATCTTTGTATTTAATCAGTTTCTTAAGCATCTTAGGTTCCAATCCTTTCTTTTTGTTCCATAAAAAATAGTCGTTGGAAATAAGGAGAGCACCTCCGTGCTCAGAAGTGCTCTCCTATAAAACTTAATTAGCCAGCTCCCTGGGAAACTGTCAGAGTAGAGATAACCGTATCAGGATCCGGCAGAGAAGGAATCAGAGCGGTGATGGAGTGCTCAGTATCCTCATCACGACCATAAATGATCTCAAGCAGATTCTTCAGAGCAGCCGCAGCAGCCGTAGCAGTGAACTTCGTACTGTCAATCGTGATTTCACAAGTCGCCTTATGGCCGGTCACAGAAACAGGAGTGCTGTTCGCTTCCCAGCTAAAGGAGATCGCATCGGGGTTATCGTTGATCGTGGTATAGCCACGGCCAGACGGAGAAGCAGTGCTGTTATAGATAATGTGGAGCTTAAAACCCTTATCCATACCAGGATGCGCTTCGTCACCGATCTGGGTCTTATAAACCAGACCAAAAGCTTTACGACTCTGCTGTCCAAGGAACACGCCGCTAACAGCTTCCTTGCTACCATCGCATTCAGCCCACTCATCCGGATAAGTATAAGCTTCGATCGTGAAGCCGAACTTTTCAGCAGACCTCATCGAAGCATACTTAATGTTATCCGCATACAGGTCAGTAACATCAGCACCACTGGGGTTCTCATTAATCGCAGTAACACCATTCCAGGCAACACCGGTATCATAACCAGATGTACCCATCGGGAAAAGAGCAACTTCACTTACGCCAGCTTCGATCTCGCGCTCGCCAACGCCATGCCAAGTCATTTTACCCATAGTTTTATACCTCCGTTAGAAATAGATGTCATACGCATAATGAAATAAGCCATCTGCCGTGTATGGCCGGTTCAGATGGCAATATTCCAGATCCTCAAGCGTATCTACCATAGGATCATCTGCGTCTCGGGTAATGTACGTCAATCCATATCGTCTCATCTTGATATAAGGTTCATTCTCTGCTCGTCTTTCCTGATGAGCTTCGAGACTGTAGACGATACATGGATATTTAAGTTTAAAGGACTCGGGAGGATCAAAGTACACATTAGTCGTGCCCAGAATCGTCCTCAGTATCGAGTCCAGCTGTACTCGCGTCCGGGCCATTGTACAATCCTCCAATTGTAAGAATGATGCGGGGCCTCTGAAGTTCAATATTAGTGATGCTCCAGAGGTCCTCGCGCCATTTTACATATCTCATTGCGCCGATATTCTCATTAGCAAATGAGTCGGCAACAATACTGATGGTGTTGTTAATGACCAGATTTTCATTGGTTCCGCCACTATTTTGATCCCAGCGACGGGTATTCCGCATGACATCTCCGTAATACTCCCTTTCGGTTGCTACTTCACGCCATACGCTGGGATGATTGACCGGATCGTACTCTTCCGTTCGGATAAAGCCGACTTTCCCGTGAAATCGGGCCATTTAAATCACCTCAATCAGGACTTCGCCAGAACCAGCTTGTTCATGGTGTAGATCTTGGTTTCAGCATAGTTGCCGAGAACCGCGGTCACCTTGATCTTCTGGTTGTTGTTGGTCACGCGGCAGACAGCCATGTAGCCCTCGGACGGATCCAGAGCAATGGGACCATGCTCGCCGCCGACCAGCTCGATAAACGCAGTCGCGCCTTCCGGAATACCAACGACCTTCATCGCCAGGAAGTTACCAGTGGAATCATCAGCGCCCCAGGTGCCAGAATCCCACACAGAACCGTCAGAGATCTTCTTGGAGGTACCGGTTACAGCACCGCTGCCGAAGTCAATACCAGTCTGAATGTTCGCAACGCTCACACCGTAAACGGTTTCAGTAGAGGGCTCAGCCACTACAGCCAGTCCCGCAAAGGGATTGGAAGCGCTCTTCTGCCAGGGCTTGGAGGGCAGGCTTGGCTCGATGTCAAGGAACGCCGGGCTCGTATGAGCAGTTTCAATAACCAGAGCAGAGAAGGGCTTGGTCAGAGCACCGCTGCAACGGGTTTCAATCAGGTATTTCTGCTGGTTGTAATCGATATCGAAGTCATCGAACATGTTCACGCTGCCGCCCTTATCAGCACCAACGTTATAGTCTTTCAGGTTGACAATGATACCCAGCAGATCATATTCGGTCGTAGTCACGCCAACAGTTTCGCTGCGAGTACCAGCCTGTTCAAACACGGGAACCGTAATAATATCGTTCACGCGCAGAGCAGTCGCCAGAGCCTGCTTGGTCGGATACAGGAAATGACCAATGCCGTCTTCCAGCAGCAGCATTTCAGTCAGCACAGACTCGGTGGTGTAGAAGTTCGGGTTGCCAGAACCACGATACTGCGCACGAGCCTTAATGATCTTCTTGATAATGCTCTTGGCATGCGGGACATTATCCTCGGCGGTGACCTTCACCTTGATGGAGAACAGATCATCATCCTTCCAGATGGAACGGATATGCAGTTCAGAAATCTTGTCATCGCTGGCAGGATTCCGACCATCACCGATCAGGATAGCACGGGCGATTTCCTCGTCCAGCATGACCCGCATTTCACCCTTAATCCAGGCAACAACGTCGAAGTCAGTGATGTCGATCACATCATCGCGATCCAGCTTCTGCTTTTTGTAAATGGTCTGAGGATCGGTCGTCCGCTTGAGCAGCGTGAAGACTTCTTCCTTTTTCCGATTGCCCTTAATGTAACCCAGGGCACGAGCTTCGTCCTCGGTGATATCCGCGAACATACTCTTAATCCGGCTGAAGGGAGTATGATGCACAGCACCCATAACACCAGCAACCCAGCCGGTATCCCGCTTGATAAACTCAGGCGGATTGTTCAGATTTTTATAGTCCGGGAACAGCCAATCGATCTGGTCGATGCCATATTCGGCGGTATGGGCCAGAACGGATTCACGCAGGCTGCCGTTGCGCTTCGCATCACTGAAAATCGCTTCGGTTTCAGCATGGGAAAGAGTGTTACCCTGAGCGACGCTTTCATCGCCTTCGAAAATGTTACGCTTCATGTCGTTACCTCCAAACATAGACTGCGCAAGAGCCAGGTCGTAATCTTCGTCGTCCTCGAACTCTTCTTCGTCTTCAAAATCTTCGGGATCCAGTTCTTCATCATCGTCGTCTTCTTCGTCTTCATACTCGTCGTCGATTTCTTCGTCATCTTCATCTTCGATCTCTTCATCGTCTTCGAGTTCGTCGTTCAGATCGTCGATAACATCCTGCTGGCCCTGAGCATAAGCAGCTTCTACAAGAGCACGCTGCTCATCAGTCATACCTTCAAGGATCTCATCAAAATCCATAGTTTCATCCTCCTCATCAGATTCACCATGATAAAGTTCAGCAATACTGCCTTCACCCATACAGATCAGGGCTTCTTCATCATCAGTGTCGTAGGTTCCGTCACTGTGAGCAAACGTAAGATTCTCAATCCGAGCCATCTTGTTTGCTCCAGTCAGCACGATGCTCACCTCACGAATCTGACCGTGGACAACGTCTCCACCATGCTGAACCAGCTGATTAGCATAAATGCTCAGCGCGTCGAGATCACCATTTCCGAGAGATTCTTTGGTGTACTGTGCTTTAGGATTCTTATTAAACCACCCGTAACAATAAACACCTTCTTCACGATTCTCGAGAAGGCAGTGCCCCAGAACATTCTCCGGATCATTATGCTGATGTTGGAAGACGAGCGGGACAGTTTCTCCGTCGTTTTCAATAAACGCATTCTTACGGATTGTGCGTCCATCCGAGCACTTAACATTGTTTACGGTGGCCCATCCCGCAAAATCATACGGGCGATTCTGTTTAGGCATAGGCTACCTCCATGATCAAGCAGAAGACTGTTTAGGCACAGCCTCTTCCGGTTCTTTACCATTTTGACTGTTATACTCTTCTGCCAGGTCTACTATTTCGTTGTCAGACAATCCTTTCAGATCATCTTCATTGAGACCGGCATCCAGTAACGTCTGCCTTGCCTCTTCAAGTTCTTCCGGGTCAACAGGCTCTTCTTCCTCAGGCAAACCAGAATCTTCCGCTTCAGGCATATTCGGGTTTCTGAGTTCATCCGCCTTAGGATCATCAGAGGGCGGCAAACCTAGCTTAGACCGGAGTTCGTTCGCTGTGGCGATTTCATTGCGGATCAGTTTATCACCAAGATCAGCAATCTTATCAGCAGGAATCAGCTTGAACGGATCCTGGAAGAACGTGACTGTCTGGCCCTGAGTTCTTGCTGTTTTAGTAAGGAACTTTCGTGTCAGTTCTTCACAAATAGCATTAAGAATGGTCGCAAGCGTTCCGTTCTGGTATCTCAGCATCGTCTTCTCATCGGCTGTTCCATAGAACACTTCCATTGGGATTCCAAGCTGACCATACAGGAACGTAGTAAACCATTCCACCTGCTCTTTGAAGTTATTTTCGACAGCTCTGTTAAGCTGGGTGACTTTCTCGGTTGCATCCACGTATGCCACACCATACTTAGATTTAGCCAACTGGTCTTCCAGCTTTTTACGCCGTCTTTCCGCTTCGATCATCCGCTGCTCAGTCCGGATTGTATACGGCAGTTGCACAACAATGTCCAGTTTACCGGAGCTGTTCTGCTCATCCGTCATATCCAGCAGATTCAGTTTGCGGATTACCCGTTGCAAGGTTGAGTTCGGCTCATTCATAACACTGTAGAAAGGATTTTCGACAATTGCACACATTTTCTTTGGCACAATGATCTCTTCTTTAAGACCCTTCGCTTCGTTAAACACGAGCACCTTCACATCGTTCGGATACCACTGAGTGATCTTCCCAGTACGCATGCTAAGGATATCGAACCCGCCTGTAATCTTCGGGCTTACGTCGGTGTCTGTAGGAACAATGGCTACGCAGCCTTCGTCAAACATAGACACGACGACATCTCGAATGAATTGCCTGCCCGTCTGATCCGTATTGGCAGATAATGACAAACATTCATTCAAAGGAGATTTAAGAATCTCTTTCAGACGGCCTTTCTCATCGTTCCGCACATGACGGATATCAATGTTTGATACATCCACTGCGATGCGTGTATAGGCCGCTGTGACAATTGACCGTTCATTACCTCGCGTCAGTCGCACACGATCGGGGCGATTGGCACTGCTATATCCGACGGTCAGCGGATTAACATTCTCAAAAGGATCCGATTTGTTTCGAAAGGCATTCCACGCATGTGCAAGCCTCTGACCGAATGAGGGCATCCAATCACCTCATTTTGATGTTATTTGCGTTTGTTTTTGTGGCGTGATTTCTTAGCATACTGAGTTCCGGCGAAAGCACGATTCATTTCTTTCTGCCAAGCATCACGTTCAGCAACCGCTTTCTTATGACCTTCAGCTGTTGCACGTTTACGAGCTCTGTTTGCAATTATCTTATGCAAAGCTGCTCCACTATATGCTCCAATAGCAGTCCCAGCACCAGCTGCACCAATAGCTTGTGAAACATTTTTAAATGTATTAGCAGAACGATGCTCTGCATCTGCCCATGCTTGATTTTGCCTATGCATTTTAAGAGCGTCTTCTTTTGCCTTTGATGTGGTCCATGCGGCATGACCTGAAGCAGCTGCATTATAATCTGAAATTGCAGCATCATTAATCATCTTACGACGATCATGATAACGCTTCATAATTCCAGGTGTTAAAACATGTGTTGTTAAAGCACTTCCACCAGTGCCTGCTACAGCAAGACCTAAACCAACTCTGCCAACTTTTCTATAAAATTTAGAACTCTTATCAAATTTTTCAGCTCTTTGTTTTTGCTGATTGATATCTGCTTTTGCATTAAGTTTGGCTAATTTCTTCTGAGCTTTCGCATACTGACGACTAAGACGTTTAGTATTACCGCTAGCAATAGCTTTCTGAACACCCCACCTCATACCTTTCACACCGTAGTGCGCAAGATATTCGGGCGATCTTTCAACAGCATAATACTCCGCCATAAGAATTACCTCCTACGACGTTTCTTACCACCCTGCCTAGGCTGATTTCCACCATTGGCATACTTGGTGCCCTTGAAAGATTCATTCATAGCAGCACGGAACTTCTCAGCCTTCTTCTTGGCTGTAGCAGCCTTATAAGCATTACGAGCAGCACCAGCAGCAAGACCGGCGCCAATAGCACCGGCGCCGATACGTGCAAAGGTATTATTAGAAACTTTACCCAGCTTATCAGTCGTACCTACAATGCCTTTACCACCAGTAAGCTTTGCAGTAATGTTACCTGGAACCGCGTTCTGAAGTTTGCGACCTCCAACTTTCAAAGCCTGGCCAATTGAATTACTATTACCCCAAGTATTAATGACGCCAGTGTTCGAACCAACCTTATTCAGTGCATTTGCAGCACGATGAATACCAACGGCAGCGCTTGTAGATGCTCGTTTAATTGGGTTCATTTTGCCAGGGGTACGACCATAAGCACCAGCAAGATTACCTACTGCATGAAGTCCTTTACCAAGGCCTCTACTAGCAGCAGCAACACCAGAAGTGCCCGCAGCAGCCAGTCCACCAGCTGCAGCAGCACCGGCGCCAAGCAGCGCAGCACGACGAGCATACTTCTTGGACTTGCCAGCCTGTTTCTCAAGTTTAGCAAGCTTCTTCTGAGCTTTGGCATACTGACGACCAAGCCGAGCAGAATTACCGCTGGCAATCGCCTTACGGACGCCCCATTTCATACCGCGAATACCATAATGCGCAAGATATTCATCATTGCGCTCAATCGCGTACATATAATCATTACTATACATAGGTTATTCCTCCATGTCATTCAAATGCATCTCGATAGAGTTTGTAAGCGACTAAGGCGTCCATTAACGCCGCAACCGAGTCAATCTTTTGCTCGTGCCGCTTCTTATATAATTTTCGGTTACCGTTCGTATCTTCGAGGGTAATACAGTTACCCATCGTGAATGACATCATTTGCTGGTCGAATATTAGCATGCGATCCTCCGCCAGTTTCTTAATTTCGCCCAATGGTACGGACTCGGTTCTCGCTCCCTGCGGAACCTTGACAATGCCGAACGGCCCATTATTCTGTTCCCATCTCTCGATAAAATCTTTCGCATAATATGGGTCGTATCCAACCGACTCCACTTGATATCGAGAATTATCAATAAACGTTTGCAATTCCTCATATACTTCGAGGACATCAAGCATGGTTCCATCCATGATGACAAGAGTTCCTTCATTAATAAACTCTTCGTACTTCTGCCGCATTGCCAAAGGCAGGTTCGCAAACGTGGACGAGGTAATATAGCATCTCGTCTTAACACCAAATGACCCATCGCCGATTGGGAACAGAAATGTAAAGGCGCAGAAGTCGTCGCCTCGAGACAGGTCGACGCCCATTGAACAGCGCATATTCCAAAAATCTCTTTTGCGATGAGGGAGGATCTCTTTGTACGTAAAGAAATACGTGTAGCCCTCACATGGTATACCGAATCTCTTAGCCAGCGTATCATTCTTCGTCGACGGCGCTTTCTCTGCTCTTTCGACATCCAGCTGGTATGCTTCATAAGTGACAGTTTTGCCAAGATTCGGATTGGCTTTGACCCACATATTCGGGTTACCCACTTCTTTGACATCATCCAGTTTGTAATACCAGATGGAAACGTGTGGGTTGTTGTACTCGCCCTTCAGGATGCTCATCAGCTCCATTTTTATGGTATCTCCGATGGAATTCCGGACGACGCCTTCAGAACTGGTGCAGACGATCAGATAATCATCCAGTTTGGAAGCACCTTGCTCGATTGCACCAATAACGTCTTCACGGATATCACCGGACAGCCATTCGTCAAGGGTAGCAACTTTACAGCGAAGGCCCTGAAGTTTGTCGATAGACATTGGGCGAGTTTCCACAATGGATCCAGTAATAAAATTCTGGATTCCCATTTTCGTGGATGCTAACTTACAGCGGTCTGCCTTAGAACCTGTCGTATTCTGTAGGGAGCCTTCTGTAAGAAATTTAAACAATGGCCCACGTGCCCGCGTAATAGAAGTGCGGATCGGGGCCAGAGTTTCTTCAGCTTGTCTGATAGTTGGCGCTGTAACGATCTGATCCGTTGTAGATGGATCGATGTTTAGGAAATAATTCTGGATGCAGCTGGCATAAACCGATTTCGCTGCACCACGACCAACGATCAGAAATTGTTTTGTGGTCAGCCGTTTCTTAATAGTTCTCTGCTCATAGTGAACAGAAATCCCATCTGGGCCTTTCGTTGGTACGCTGCGTTTCACATAGTAATACCAACAAAATACTTGTTCGGCCCATAGTTTAAATGAATCCAGTAGTTTCAGATCTGAACCATCTGTTAAGGTGAGCTCATCCTCACAGAAAGCAATAAATCCTTCAACCGGCTGAGGGTCATAATAAACACCTGGATTAGCAATAAGAGCATCAATCCGGTTCATCTCCATAGAGATTTCACGGCAAACAGGAATCTCTCCTCGCCTCACCGCTTCACGAAACTGACCATAATATTTTGGCGTGGCTGTATTAGACAGCCTCAATTAACGTCTGCCTTTCCTTTGACGCTGACGTTTACGACTAGTTACTGCAAGATCTGCTGTGCGACGACGTTCTGCAGCTTGCTGACGCTCAATACGAATAAGTTCTTTTTCAGCAGCAGCATTCCTACGTTCATGTGCTGTATTACTTGCTTCAAGTCTCGCAAGAGCACCAGATCCACCGGATCTCAATCTTCTGGAATCTCTATCAACAAATGCTCTTGCTCCTTCAAGATTTCCGCGTTGCCGTGCAATAGTTTCGTCTTTAATCTTCTGAAGACTTTCAGCATATTCATTCTGCTTATTCCTAGCTTTAATTTCAGACAAATACTTAGCTCTTTGCTTAGCTGTTGCATATCTGAAATTTTCAGGATTATCGCCTTCTTCATAAGCAGTCTTATAGAATTCTTCAGTCTGCTTATTACGGGCTCTTCTACGCTGAACATCGTCGCGACCTTCATACTTGGCTTTACGTTTATCCGCCTTAATCTCTGCAGTTGTTCTGCCACGACCACGGAAACGTTCTTCAATATATGCTCCTGTTCCGGTTCCAATACCACGAATAATACCTTCTCCAACAGCCATTTTGAGACGTTTGACGTATCTGGGATTTTCGGTTCCGCCAAGCTGTCGTGCATTTCGTTCAAGAGCAAGTCTGTCAGTAACACGACGAACCTGAGCATCTGTAAGTTTTCCGTACTTTAATGTTCCGGTTCGTGCCTGCTGCATAGCTTTCTTCATGAAACGCTCTTCTTTAGCTTTTGGCGAATTATAAGCTTTCCATTTGGCTTCAGCTTTCTTAATACCACTCTTCATCATCTTGCCAAGTTTGCTCTGGGCTTTCTTGTAAGCAATGCTTCGCGGTTTGTTTGACCTGGATCCTGAATGCCTTGGTTTGTCGTGACGGACTCCCCATCGCATTCCTTTGACGCCCCAATGGACAAGCTCATTAGGATCATCAGTAACTGCATAGTATGTCATACTCATGATTCTGCATCCTCCTCAGCTTGTACATTAAGACGAAATTCCAGTTCAGAAATTCTTCCGTTGATCGCTTCTGCTACTGTTGAAGAAGCAGGCGGATCAAAGATCATCCGGACTCTTAGATAAACATACTGACGCACAGCATCCTGAAGATGAAGATTGTCAGTAAAGCTACTCCAAACATCGTCCGGTCCAGTTATGGAGAAACCTGCTTCGGGTCCGACGTTCAGCTGATGCAATGACAGAAATTCTGCATTAATCAGATCTTTAATTTCTTGATCAAATCCATCATCTGTTGGTGAAATACCTAGCATCTTTTTAATACTGTTCAGAATACTGGATGAGTCAAGCGTATCAACAACTGGTTCGTCTGCCATAAACAGTTCCTCCTTCCTATAAAATTTTTCAGGCCTTGTGTTGACCTTTAAATGTTCCTGCTAATCAAGAGCCCGTGGATGTCAACTCACTTGTCTTGTAACCTCAGAACTGTACTTAAGCGTTGGCAGCGTACTTCTACCTTGCCCCTGGAATGCTGACAAACATTCTGTAACAAGGCGGCCCCTCCTGGTACGCAGTACGGTTTATTTTTTATAGAATTTAGCACTTCCATGGACATGTGTCGTTTGGCCTACGCTCAATTAGCTTCGGCAACAAATTCTTATCACCGTAATGGATTGCCTGATGAGTATTAAATGACACACAGATCAAATACTCAGGATTCAGAATCCATTCAGCCGCGTCTACAATGTCTTTAGGAATCATTGGATTCATATGATGAACATAAATTCCATTTTGAAGCTCATAACCTTCCATACCAAGGTCTCGACCTTCATCACGGATTATGACATCTCGCCTTACCTGTTTCCATTCAGGTGACTTATAGAACTTTTGGTTAATCCATCTGTCAAATCCAAATGTATCTTTACCAACTTCGCCGCCAAGCTTCAGATATTCAAACCGTTCCTCGAACGTTGGAAGCAACCGCAGATCTGTATAGCATCTAACCTTCATCGCTCTCGTTCGGTCTGTATCTCGACATCGCTTTAAGGGCATCTGCGTACAGAGCTTTGAGTTCCTTCCCTGTTTGAATGTTCTCAGCTTTGGCTTTGATCAGTTCGTTCTCGTTACGGAGCCTTTCAAGCTCCAATTGCCGCTCGACGATCCCCATCTTTGCAGCAAACACGGTTTCTTGTGATGAAGCAGTACCGTTCATGATCCTTTCTTCAATCAAATCCATCGCATATGCAGCAAGTCTGGCTTCACGACCCTCAGGAGTCAATGCTTGTGAAGCCTGAAATTCAGGATCCCTAGCAACTTTTCGACTAGTCTTCACAGACTTTCAACTCCTTTGTGTTGTGTCCGGAGAAGTTTGCTAAAATTTTTCAGGAGTAGTATCCCACTTTAGAAATACTCCCCCGGAGATTTTTTGAAG